TTGTCCTTCGCCATCTCTAGTCTCCTTTGCCAAGTGGCAGGAGCGCGAGGCGATCGGCCGCGGGCTCCCCTGGCCGGCGCCGGTGGGCGTCGACCTTGTGGGGAGGTAACTAGGCTATGTTTTGTAGCGCGTCAACATCTTTTGTAGCGCTCAACCACGTTTCGTGGTCTGACTACATCGTGCGGCCGATCCAAACGACGCGGCCCACGACATGCATTTCGTCGTCAGCAACCTCAATGGGTTCGACCACGGGGTTGTCCGACATGATGCGATAGACGCCGTTCGGCATTCGGCGAACGCGCTTTATCATCCCGAGGTCGCCATAGGATATGGCCCAGATACGATCCTGCCGATCGATAGCTTTTTGCGCCGTATCGATGAGCACAATGTCACCATCCAAGAGCGTGGGTGTCATGCTGTCGCCCTCGCCTCGCGCAACGAACATGTCAGCGAAAGTGCCACGCATGAAACCGCGCAACCAGTCGCGCTGGAAAGGAACGAACCCTTTCTGATGATAGTCGGTGAAGATCGACCCACCACCCATGCTGTAGCCGAGTTCGAGTTCTGGGATCAGCGCCAAGCCCATCTGCCGGGCTTGCCCAGACAGCGCGCCAGGTTCTTCTGCCGACTGCTCTAGATCGCCACCTTCAAGCAACCAGCGCGCGGTGACGCTGAGCTTGTCGGCGAAGTCATGCGCCTTTCGCGAAAAGCCGTTCTGGTTGTTCTCATATGCCCGATAGCTTGTCGGGTTGAGCCCGTGCCGCTTTGCGAAATCTACCGCCTTATCGAAGCCCGCCTGCTCGCGCGCCCATTTCAAGCGTCCGCCCGGCGAATCAAGGTCCAAATCATCCATCGGCAACATTTTATGTGGTGTAACGCTACAAATCATGTTGCCATGATGCGCTATGTTGTGTAGCGTGGCTTCATCATGGATCACAAAGACATCCTCACCAGCCTCGGCGGCCCCCACGCGGTCCAGTCCGAATTGTCGCAACGCGGCGTCGAAGTGAAGCCGGTCACGGTTCGCGCTTGGGCGCTAGAAGGCAGGGCCATTCCTGCGAAATATTGGGTGCCGCTCGTCGCCATAGCGAAGGATAAGGGACTGTCGCTGTCGTTCGACCAACTGGCGCAGTCAGTTTCGGCGCAGGATGCGGCGGCATGATCTACTTCATCACCGCGCCCACAGTTGGCCTCGTCAAGATCGGCTACGCCAAAAACCCTCAGGCGAGAGCCGTTTCCATACGCAGCCACAGCCCCGTCCCCATCTACCTCGAGCGGGTCGGCACCGGTTCGCGGGAGGAAGAGCGCGCACTGCATAAGCGCTTTCAGCACCTTCAAAGGCATGGCGAGTGGTTTGCCCTTAATTCCGAGATACGGCTGGTTATGCGGTCATTCGACAAACACGAGTGGCGATACCGCCGTGGATCAGAGCCTGCCGATCTCCGCACTGGAGCCGCGGCATGACCCTTCACGACGCCCTCACCCGCTATACGCTGGCCGGACAGCGCCGTGCGACGCGCCCGTTCCTGCGGTTCTCGCTGCGGACGCCGGCCAATGACACCCGCTGCTCGGGCTGCGGTCACGTTCATTGCAACTGCCCCGATCCGATCTGGTCGGGCGCTGTTCCGCCGAGCGCCGCATGATCTGGCTGCTCGCATATCTCGCCGCCATTCCGGCCAGCCTCGCCGTGCTGTTCTGGATCGCCGCCCGCGCGCCGCTCGGATGGGAAGACGAATATGGCTTCCATCTCGGCAAGCAGGAGGGCGAGTGAATGAACCGCTGCCCGTCCGCTCTCGCCGCCGTGCGCGTCGCCCTCGCCCAGCCCTTCGCCGATCCGGTGAATGTCGGCGGCATCCCCATGCGCCGCGCCGAGGCTCGCGAGCTTGAGCGCATCCTCACCAGTAAGCCCGCGCGTCTCTCGCAAGACGCAACGGCCAGCGCCGCCCGAAGCCTGTTCCCCTTGGCAGACGGCGGCGCAACCCAATCCCCGGCTCTCTCCATGGCCGGGCGCACCGCGGAGGCTTCTCTCTCCTCCACTGCTGGCCTCCGCGGTGCATCTCATCGTCCTGTCCATGACCGCTCTTGTGAACGAAAGGGTCAACACGATCATGTCTAATCTCGACCGCGAACAACGGGATGTTGTGGACCGGCAGGAACGCGTGTTGCGCCTGGCCGAACGCGACCACGGGCTTTCGATCTCGGTGCTGTCCGCCGAAACCGGCCTCTCCGAAAGCAGCCTGCGCAGCTACAAGACCGGCACGGCCATGCCTCTGCACAACGCGGTCAAACTGGCCAGCGTACTGCCCGACCACCTCGTCTCGCTCTGGTTCGAACCGGCCGGCAAGGTCGTGATCGACCGGGCGAGTGACGAAGACGCGTTGCTCGACCAGCTACTGCTCGAAAGCACCGGCTATTCCGCCGAGCATGTCGAGCGCCGCGCGGACGGGGTGATCTGCCCGCGCGATAAGGAAGCGTTGCGCGATCGTGCGCGCCGCGTCGCAGCGGTGGCAACCAAGGTGGCTTGCTCATGAGCGAGCCCCTCCCCTTCACCCGCGAGAACGTCCTTTCGTGGCTCGGTGACGTCCTCACCGGCGCGGTCGCTGGCTCGATCATGGTCGCGGCTGTGTTCCTGATTGTGGAGGTGGTGGGGTGAGGTATCTCTCGGTCTGCAGCGGCATAGAAGCCGCGACGGTTGCCTGGTACCCGCTTGGATGGAAGCCCGCCGCCTTCTCGGAAATCGAGAAGTTCCCGCGCGCCGTGCTGGCGCATCATTATCCCGACGTGCCTTGCCACGGGGATTTCACCACAATCGGAGCCGATGAATATGGGCCAATTGACCTTCTTGTCGGAGGAACGCCCTGCCAGTCGTTCTCGATCGCTGGCCTCCGAGGCGGACTGGCAGACGACCGTGGCAACCTGGCCCTCGAGTTCCTTCGGCTTGCTCAACGAACACGGCCCGAGTGGCTGGTTTGGGAGAACGTCCCCGGCGTCCTGTCGTCGAACGGAGGACGGGACTTTGGAGCCATACTCGGAGGGATGGCGGAACTCGGGTATGGGTTCGCCTACCGCGTTCTCGACGCTCAATTCTTCGGAGTTCCACAGCGCCGCCGTCGCGTGTTCGTTATCGGACATCTTGGAGACTGGCGACGTGCCGCAGCGGTTCTTTTTGAGCGCGAAAGCCTGTCTGGGAATCCTGCGCCGCGCAGAGAAGCGCGGTCGGCAGTTGCCGCCCTCACTGCAAACGGCGTTGGAACGTGTGGCGCAGACGACAACCAAGGACAAGCCGGGCATCTAGTAGAAACATCCGCCCACCGGATGCTTGCGATGGGCGAGTATGCCGAGGACGGCACAGCGTCGGCCATGAAGGCCCGCGACTACAAGGACGCGACCGATCTCGTCGCCCACTCCCTGCGAGGCGAAGGCTTCGACGCAAGCGAGGACGGCACGGGGCGCGGGACGCCGTTGGTGCCGGTGGCAATCCAAGAGCGCGCCGTAAGCGAGAACCCCGGCGCTGGCCCGGATGGCAAGGGCTGGCGCGACGATGGGCAGGCATACACGCTCGAAGCGCGGCAGACGGTGCAAGCTGTGGCTTTCGCCCAAAACCAGAAGGGCAAGTTGCGGCTATCCGAACAGGCCGGCGCTCTCACCACAATGGGCGGAAAACCGGGGCAAGGTTACCCGGCTGCGCTCCAAGGCTCAGCAGTCCGCCGCCTCACCCCGCGCGAATGCGAACGGCTGCAAGGCTTCCCCGACGATTATACGCAAATCCCGTGGCGCGGCAAAGCGCCCGAGGATTGCCCCGATGGACCGCGCTACAAGGCGCTCGGCAACTCGATGGCTGTGCCCTGCATGTACTGGATCGGCCAGCGGATCGAGGCCGTGCGCGCGATTGAAGAAAGGCTCGCCGCATGATCGACCCCCGCCTCATCGAAGCAGAAGCCCTGCAACCGCTCGACGAACCCCGCTCCGCCCTGTGGCGCCGCGTCGTCTTTTCCTTCCTCACCGGCTTCGTCGTCGTCTCGATCGTCGGCGTCGGGATTGTGCGGGGATGGTGGTGATGGCTGGCATTCCAATTCTGCGCGACTTCACGCTCGACCTCCCCCTTCCCCCGAGCGCCAACGAGCTGACGGTCAACCTCAAGGGCGGCGGCCGTGCGAAGTCTGCCAAATACAAGGCATGGCTCGAGGAGGCGCGCTGGCACGTCATGACCGCATGGCGCGGCGCCGGAAAGCCTGAATGGCCGGAAGCTCCAATGCGGATCGACATGGCGCTCGGCATCGAGGGCCGCAAGCGTGACTGCTCCAACTGCATCAAGGCCATCGAGGATCTGCTCGTGAAGAACCTGCCGATCCCCGACGACCGCTGGAACGACGCCGGTTCTTGGCGCCGCGACGAGAACATTCCCGGAATTGCGCGCGTCACCATCGCGCCTCTGGAACAGGAGGGTCTGGGTCAGCCGTAAGGCCCCCACGGAATTCGAGTTCGCCGCGTCAAGGCCCTCCGCCGCTATCCGACGAAAAAGAGCTCAACCCCTGACTGACAAGGAACCGAAAAATGAAACTCGAAGACATCACCGAACAGCCCCCGGGCGTTCTCGACCAGCTGCCGATCGACGTACTGACGAGCCTCAAGAGCCAAGCCGACGCACACGCGGCCGCCGCCTCGCAGATGGTCGCCATTCTGCACGGCGTATTCGAGCGCCGCTATGCCGCAGGACTCAACTCGACCGGCACTCATCACCGCCAGGACGGCGAATTCGACATCAAGATCACGGTGCCGAAGCGCGTCGACTGGTCGCAGCCCAAGCTCGCCGAAGCGGTCGAGACGATCAAGGGATGGGGCGAAGACCCGTCCGAATACGTCGACACCACGATCAAGGTGCAGGAGCGCAAGTTCGACGCATGGCCGTCGGCTATCCGCGACCTGTTCGAACCGGCGCGCACGGTGAAAACCGGCAAGCCCAAGTTCGACGTTGCCCTCGCGAAGAAGGAGGCGGCGTGATGGCTATCTCTCTCGCATCCCTCAACCGGATCGACACGCCCAAGCCGCCGCGGATCGTGCTCTACGGCCCGCACGGCATCGGCAAGAACACTTTCGCCGCGGGCGCACCGAAGCCGGTCCTGATCAATCTCGAAGATGGGCATCCGGCCGACAGTCCGATCGACGCCTTCCCAAAGTCGGGATCGTTCGGCGAGGTCATGGAAGCGTTCGGCGCGCTCTATACCGAGGACCATGACTTCGAGACGCTGATCGTGGACAGTCTCGACTGGCTCGAGCCGCTCGTCTGGGCGGAAACCTGCCAGCGCAACAACTGGTCGGACATTGAGCAGCCGGGCTACGGCAAGGGCTATATCGCCGCGCTCGATGTCTGGCGCGAGTATCTCGACGCGATTAATGGCCTGCGCAACGACAAGGGCCTCGCGGTCATCCAGACCGCGCATGCCGAGATCAAGACCTTCAACAGCCCCGAGACCGAGCCTTACGATCGGTATCAGATCAAGCTGCAGAAGCGCGCTGGCGAACTGGTGCAGGAGCATGCCGACATGGTGCTTTTCGCCAACTGGAAGGTGTCGACCACCAAGACCGACGCCGGATTCAACAAGAAGGTGACACGCGGCATCGGCGCCGGCCAGCGCACCGTTTATACCGAAGAGCGGCCCGCCTTCCTCGCGAAGAACCGGCACCGCCTTCCTCCCGAACTCCCGCTCGAATGGTCGGCCCTGACAGCCGCCATGTCGAACGCGAGCGCCGCTCCGATGAGCGAAGCGGCTTAAACCCCTGACTGACGAAAGGAATTACACATGGTAGCTCTCGGCGGAACCTATACCGCAGATCCGGACAACGTGCAGGGCGATTACTCGCCCATCCCCCCGGGCGAATACCGGGTCCACGTTATCAGCTCGGACCTCAAGGCGACCAAGGCTGGCACGGGCAACTATCTCGAACTCGAGATGGAAGTGCTCGACGGCGAACACCAGGGGCGCAAGCTCTTCGATCGCCTGAACATCGACAATCCGAACCAGCAGGCCGTCGACATCGCACAGCGCACGCTCAACGCGATTTGCGTCGCGGTCGGCAAGCTCTCGATCGCGGACAGCAACGAACTGCACAATATCCCGATGATCGCGGTGGTGAAGGTCGACCCGGCTCGCGGCGACTACGGTCCCTCGAATTCGATCAAGACCTACAAGCCGGCCGGTGGCGGAAACGTCACGGCAGCGGCGGCGCAGAATAGCGCGCCCGCCAACAGCAACAGTTCGCCGCCCTGGAAGCGCGCGGGCTGACGCAAGCCGAGGATGGCCGGGCGGTAGTTTCGAAGGCCGCCGCCCGGCCGCCTCATTCCCCTGACTGACAATCATAGGAGGTCGGCTGTGGTCGCCCTACCAGACTTCTCGTCTCAAACGCTAGATGCCGCAGACCGTGCCTATGAGCAGGCGCAGGATCGCCGCTGGCGTTCTCATCTCGGCATGAGCCAGATCGGCGGCCCATGCGACCGCGCCCTCTGGTACTCCTTTCGCTGGGTCCAAAAACCCAGCTTCAACGCCCTCACCCTCAAGCGGTTCGAAGACGGGCACCGTACCGAAGACCTGATTGTCTCGCGCCTCAAGTTGGTGCCCGGCATCGAACTGCACGAGGCCGACGAGCGCGGCGAGCAATTCCGCTTCAACGATTTCGGCGGCCACTTCTCGGGCAGCTGCGATGGCGTGGCCCTTGGTCTGCTCGAAGCGCCGAAGGCATGGCACATCCTCGAGATCAAGGCTTCCGAAAAGTGGACTGATCTCGACAAGGCGCGCAAGAAGGTCGGCGAGAAGAACGCGCTCGCCGAGTGGAACGCCACTTATTACGCGCAGGCCGCGCTCTACATGCACTATGCCGGTCTCGAGCGGCACTACATCGTGGCCTCATCGCCCGGTGGCCGCCGGTGGACCGCAGTGCGGACGAACGCCGACCCGGTGCATGCCGAGACGCTTCGGCTGCGCGCCGAGCGCATCATCTTCACCGACGAGGCACCGCCCAAGATCGGGGACGAGACCTATTTCCAGTGTCGGTGGTGCGATTTCGCAGCCCTCTGCCACGGCGCGGAGCCTTTGGCCGAGCGTACCTGCCGCACCTGCATCAACGTAACGCCCGAGCGTGATGGTTCGTGGAAGTGCTCGAAGTTCGGCCACGAGCTTTCAAAGGATGACCTGATCGCGGGATGCGGCGAGCATCGCTATCTGCCTTCGCTCGTGCCCTTCGAGCAGATCGACGCCTACGAATGGGGCATCGTCTACCGGCGCCCCGGCGGCGACGAGTGGGTCGATAAGGGGCGGGCGCTGTGATTAAGCGCCCACTGACACTTCCGCCCGTCCGCCCTCTCATCGCGCTTGCCGCAAAGGTCTGGAATACCACCGAGAAGGACATACTGAGCACAAGCCGCCTGCGCGAGCACGCCCGGCCGCGGCAAGCGGTCTGCTATCTCGCGGTCGCCTCCGGCCGCCCAAAGAGTGAGATTGCCAATGTTCTAGGCCGCGATCGGAAGACCATTCTTTACGGCGCCCGCAAGGCCGAAGCGCTCCGCGAAATGGACGGCGAATTCGCGATTAAGCTCAATCGCGTCGAGCGCTTGGCAAAGGAGGCGGCCGCATGCTGACCCTTCGCGATTATCAGCAAGAGGCAATCGACGAAACCTGGGCGACGCTGGGTAAGGGTGTCAAGCGCCCGCTTCTCGTGGAGCCGACCGGAAGCGGCAAAGCTCTGATACTGGCCAGCCTGTGCAAGCAGGCGTGGGAGATGGACCCTACTGTTCGCGTCGTCATCCTCGTCGATAGCGAGGAGCTGGTCGCGCAGAACTACCAAGAGTTCATCGGAATCTGGCCGGATGCACCGGCAGGCATCTACTGCGCCGGGCTCAACCGCCGACAGATCCACGCGCAATTCCTCTTCGCTTCGATCGCTTCGATCTACAAGCGCGCATACGAAATCCAGCGCTGCGACATTCTCCTGATTGACGAATGCCACATGATCCCCCGGCGTTCGGACGCAATGTATGGGCGCTTCATTGGTGACCTCGAAACCATCAACCCCAGCCTCGCCATCGTCGGGGCAACCGCGACACCGTTCCGCTTGGATAGCGGGAAGCTGCACAAAGGGAAGGACGCACTTTTCGATGAGATCGCGCACGAAACAACCGCGATCCGGCTGATCGAAGATGGCTACCTTTGCCCTCCACGCACTTGGCGGCGCGACGACATCAACCTCCAAGGCGTAGGCAAGCGCGCTGGCGAGTTTGTCGTGTCGCAACTTGAAGCCGCCGCGATGGATGATGCGGCTCTGGAAAAGACCGTCGAGCATATCATCGAAGCAGGCCAGGGCAGGCAGGCGTGGAAGATTTTCGGCGTCTCGGTTGCACACTGCGAAGCAATTCACGAACGACTTGCCCAGCGCGGCTACGTCGGCGGGTGCGTATTCGGCGAAACCGATAAAGCGGAGCGTCGGGCCAATATCAGCCGCTTTGACAGCGGACACTACCGCTATCTCATCAGCAATATGGCGCTGGTCAAAGGCTTCAATGTGAAGCGGATCGACCTCGTGGTGCTAGCGTTTTCAACGCTGTCGCTGGTCAAATACATCCAAACGATCGGTCGTGGAACACGCCCCCTGTATGCCCCCGGGTATAACCTAAGCAGCCGCGAAGGCCGACTGGCAGCCATCGAAGCGGGGCCGAAGCCCTATTGCTACGTCCTCGATCTTGGCGGGAATATCACTCGGCATGGCCCGTTCGATGATCCTTGGGTGGCCGACAAGCAGGCTGGCGATGGAGAAGGCGAAGCTC